GTTGACATTCAGCTGAAATGAGTGTATACTAGCAGCATTGTTAAACACTTTGGAGAGTAAATTGGATTACCCTGTACAACAGATGCTAGAATTGGCGTGTGCGGCGCAGCGTTACAATAATGATTATGTCAAATCGAATGAAGTAATATATTCCGATGATGGCAAGGCCATGGGTTACAAATATAGCAACAAAATGCTGATGTTGTTCACCTTGGATCAAACTCGTCGAGACGGTACAAATCCTGAGTACCTACCACCGATATTGCAAATTACCGAAGAAGACAGAACCAAAGTAGAAGAAATTCGTAGTTATTACAGACGGCTGATGTTCACTGTGATGGCTCAACCTGAAAATGATTTCTTGCAAGAAATTCATAATCTTCTTAACAAAGAGATTATGAGTGAAAACAAAATTGGATTTATAGCTTGTTTGCCTAGCACATATGCTCGAGATACACAACGTAATGATGTTAACAAAGTATTAAGACAATGTCTTAATAGTTATGTAGGATCTCCAGGTGCAAAGATAGAGAATGTGCCTGTTTCTATTATCGATTGTACTCGTTCGAAAAATTTCGAGGCTTTTAATATTCTTGCTATATTAGATAATAAACTTGTAAGTTGGTTTTCTAGAGTTCCTCTCAAGTTAGAAGACCTTACAATTACATCTGCTAAAGTCAAAGCAAACGGCGAACATTGGTTAAGTAAAAAACATGAAACAAGATTAAATTATGTAAAGGTAAAAAAATGAAAATAGCAGTAACTAGTGATGTACATCTTGAATTTGGAGATTTGGATTTACATAACGACGAAAATGCCGATGTATTAGTTCTCGGTGGAGACATTCTCGTAGCTGATGATTGCAAAAACTTTAACTATGTAGATGAGCAGATAATGGCTGCTACTCCTAGCATGTTGGCTCGAGGCGAACGGTACTATAATTTTATCAAAAGATGCAGTGAACGGTTCCCGCAAGTTATCTTGATCATGGGCAATCACGAACATTATCACGGTGACTACGCTGAGACTGCAAGTGTTATTCGTACACTAGTCGGTGAGTTTTCTAATGTTCATTTTCTAGACAAAGAATGGCGTATCATCAATGGTGTATTGTTCTTTGGTGGTACATTATGGACAGATATGAACAATGAAGATCCAACAACTCTAAGTTATATTGCAGGTATGATGAACGATTATAGAGGAGTGCAGAACTCTGCTAAAATGGTTTCATATAAAGTTCCGGATATGACTAAGGAAGAATCAGATGCTTGGACATTTAAGCAAAGACCAGCACAATTTCGACCTGAAGACAGTGTAGAGGATCATTACGAATTTCGTCGTAAGTTAGATGAAGTACTAGAGTTACATCCGGATTTGCCTGTAGTTGTGTGCGGACATCATGCTCCCAGTAAAGCTAGTACTCATCCTCGTTATAAAACTGAAGTTATAATGAACGGTGCATATAGCACTAATCTTGATAACTTTATTTTAGATCGTAGACAAATCAAATTATGGACTCATGGTCATACGCATGAAGACTTTGATTACATGATTGGTACTACTCGCATTGTTTGTAATCCACGTGGGTACGATGGTTACGAAGAACGTGCAGATAACTTTAAATTAAAATATGTGGAGGTTAACAAATGAAAGACAAATTAGTAAAAGCAGCAAAGTTACACTTTGAAAGTCATATTGAAAAACATAAGATGAATGTAGAAGTAATGCTAAACAATCCTATTGCTATTCATGATCATACAGATTGGATGACAGCTATGGAAAATGAAATTGCACATATTGCAGAATACGAAGACAAACTAGAAGTTTTGAAAACTCACTTCGGAGCCTAATGTGCTAGACTGTCTAATACTTGGAGATAGTATTGCTAAGGGCATAAGCGACATTAGAAAAGAATGTGTCGCTTATGTTCAAAGTGGTATTAATAGTAGAGATTGGAATGATCGGTTTGTCAAACAAGTCAGGCCGTCTAAAACTACAATCATTAGTTTAGGTAGTAATGATTACAAAAATTTGAATACTGAAATTGAATTAGTAGCATTGCGAAGTTTCGTAAATTCAGATCAAGTATTTTGGATAGTCCCGGCAATCAAACCTGAGAAACAAGAAATCGTAAGAAAAATTGCTAAACATTACGGAGACACGTTTATAATAATTCCAGAACTATCACAGGATAAAATACACCCTACTTATAACGGGTACAAGCAATTAGGCACACTTACAAAATCAATAGGAAAATAAATGGAAAATATCACATCCTTAGAACAAGCAGTAGAGATCACTGCTGATAATTTAAAAAACTTATTACTTCATTTAATTAATGAGATTAAAAGATTAGAGGCAGAAAATGCAGAACTTAGAAGAGCAGCAGAACCAGAACAATACGACAACTGAAAAATTTCCTCACGTATTTCTTTTTATGTGGGATATGCATGGTCTTGAATTTTGTCAAGATATTACTCAAGTAGAAAAGCGTAATATGATGAAAGCTCTAAAAAATGAACAGTTAGAGCGTCCATTTAATCTTAATGCTATGCTATTAAGAGCAAGATTTAACAGTCAAAGAAATTACGAAATCTATACTATGACTGTAGAAAAAGGAATCACGGAAGAAGAAGTTATTGAATGGTTTAATACTAATCCTCAAAATGCTGTAGATCAAATTAGAGCTAGAGGTCGACAGATCTACGGTGAGCCTTCTAAACCAGAACCAGTTATTAGATAAAGGAAACTTATGCCGCACTTAGTACCAATGGTAGTTGAACAAGAAGCACGTGGTGAACGTGCTTATGATATTTACAGTCGTCTTCTAAAAGATCGTATTGTTATTCTAGACACTGATGTAAATGAACATACAGCTAGTTTAATTGTTGCACAACTGTTATTTTTAGAAAGTGAAAACAGTGAAAAAGACATCAACTTTTTTATCAACAGTCCCGGAGGAGTGGTTACTGCTGGCATGGCTATTTACGATACAATGCAGTTCATTCGGCCTGACGTTTCCACAATCGTTATGGGGCAAGCTTGTAGTATGGGCAGTCTCCTTGCTTGTGCTGGTGCTCCTGGTAAACGTAAAATGCTCCCGAATGCGAGACATATGATTCATCAGCCCTCGGGTGGCGCTCGCGGACAGGCTACAGATATGCAGATTCAAGTTGAAGAAATTCTTAAAATGAAAAAGAGCTTAACTGAAATCTATGTCAAACATAACAGCAAAGGTAAAACCTACGAACAACTACTTGCTGATATGGAACGTGATAAGTTTATGAGTGCCCAGGAAGCACTAGATTATGGGCTTATTGACGAAATCATTACCAAGAGATAATATGCGTATATAATTGGGTGACATAGTCTGCTATAAATATGTGTAGGAGCAGACTATGTCTTATGCAGCATTTGATTGGTCCAAATTGGATCGAAACCAATTGTGCGCTATCTTAAACGACGTTAAAAAAAAGGTCGTTGGGCATACTCTTTTGATTGAAGATTTACATAAAATTCTAGCAAATCAAATAAGAAAAAACTTGCCAGTAAGAGTAAAATTACTTAGAAATTCTGAACAAGAGCATGGAATAATTTATATTGGTGGATGTTATTACGGAGACCAAGATGAAGAATTCGAATCTCGATATGTAGAAATAGTATTAAGTTATTTTATTTGGGACGAATATTTAAAAATTACTCAGCATCGTTGGAAAAGAATGTGTGAAGTATTTGCTGATACAGTATTACACGAGATAATACATATTCGTCAATATAGAACTAGAAAATGGAAAAACATACCTGGATATTGCAGTTCAGCTGAATCGTCTAAACAACGAAAAGAGCAAATATATTATGGGCATCCGGACGAAATTGGTGCGTATGCGTTCAATATAGCTTGTGAATTATATGATAGATTTGGAAATAATCAAAATTTATCAATAAAATATCTTAACAGTAATCAAGCAGTTAGACACAGAAGTAGCACTTACTTACGATATTTAAAAACATTTGATATGGATCACTCTCATAGTATTATACGACGTCTTAAGAAAAAAGTAATATACTATCTTCCTTACGCTAAAATTGGTAAACCTTTTAAAACTTCTAATTACTTGACTTTTTAGTCAGTTTCGTTTACAATTAAGGCAATATCAACTTAAATCATAATTTTATGTACGATTCATGTGATTCAATCATACGCAGTTTAGAAATACATAACAGCCGTTTGAACAAAGAAGACATCATTCGAGTTCAAGCCGAAGCAGGAAATGATGTATTTTTTAAAGGTGTGCGATTAGCTTTAGATCCTATGGTTACTTTTGGTGTGAAAAAAGTACCTAGTCATAGCGGACCAGATGGTCAAGGTCTGCCTTGGGAAGTGTTTGAAGATTTGGCCGACAAATTAGCAAAACGCGAACTTACTGGCCACGATGCTAGAGACGCCATCGAGCTGTGTCTTGCTATTGCAACTAAAAATGAATGGAATGATTGGTATCGTCGTATTTTAATTAAAGACTTACGTTGTGGTGTAAGTGACAAAACTGTTAATAAGGTAGTGGAGAAAAAATATGCAAATTATACTGTACCTACTTTCAGCTGCCAGCTTGCTCACGATAGTGCTAATCATGAAGGAAAACTTGCAGGTGAAAAACTGGTGGAAGTCAAGTTGGATGGTGTGCGTGTTATCACTATTGTTTGGCCAGATGGTCGTGTTCTTCAATTTAGCCGGAATGGCAAAGAGCTTGTAAACTTCGAACATATTAAGGAACAATTTAAATTTGTTGCCGGAATAGGCGGTCATTTTGATGAGCCAATGGTGTTCGATGGTGAAGTTATGAGTAGTAGTTTCCAAGACTTAATGAAACAGGTACATCGAAAAAGTGATGTTAAAAGTGACGATGCTGTTCTTAATTTGTTTGACGTGCTAACTTTAGCAGAATTTGAACAAGGATTCAGCGAAACTAAGCAAATTCGCCGTAGTGAAATTCTAGCAAATTGGCATTCCGTTTACGAAACTGCATTGCCTAATGTGCAAGTAGTTGGACAAGAACTTGTAGATCTCGATACTGAAGTAGGACAGAAACAGTTTCGAGATATTAATGCTCGTGCCATTGATGGTGGCTACGAAGGAATTATGATTAAAGATCCTAATGCCATCTATGAGTGCAAAAGGACTGCGAGTTGGTTAAAACTTAAACCATTTATTGAAGTTACATTGGAGGTTAAAGATGTTGAAGAAGGTACTGGAAGGAATGTTGGACGCCTTGGGGCATTGGTCTGCGAGGGCGATGATGACTCTAGGCACATCCGGGTTAACGTGGGTTCCGGTTTTAGTGATGATGATCGCGATACTTTTTGGAATTCACGGAATGATGTTCTTGGCAAACTTGTTGAGGTAAGGGCAGACGCTATTACACAAAATCAAGACGGAAGTTATTCATTACGTTTTCCTAGATTCTTACATTTTAGAGGATTTGAAATAGGAGAAAAAATTTGACGAACGAAAAAATCGAAGCAGGAAGTGTATGGTCCAGCGTCAATGGAGTACACTTTCAAGTTATAAATGAAATACATATTGACGGTAATGATTGGGTTTATTACCGTATGATTGAAAGAGAAACAGAAGAACCTAAAGAATTTAGTTGTTATAAAGAAAGTTTTTTAAGTAGATTTATAAAACTTCCACAAAGTTAAGGAGATTAAAATGTTTGCAGCAACTTATAAAACGGCCGCTGAAATTAATTCAGCTATGATACGAGTGTATCAAAATATGATGTTGGCTATCATTGTTAGTATGTGTACCAGTATCATTGTTAGCAGTATGCCAGCACTGATGGCAGTACTGTTTGGTACACCATTGAAATGGGTAGTAATGTTTGCACCTTTAGCTTTTATTCTTTTCTTTACTTTTAAAGTAGAAAGTATGAGCAAAGAAACTGCAACTATTTTACTTTATGTGTTTGCAGCAGTTATGGGGCTAAGTTTTAGTGCTATTTTTGTTATCTATACCAGTGCTAGTATTTTTATGGCATTTATGAGTGCTGCTATACTTTTTGGTTGTATGACTTTTTACGGGTATTTTACTAAACGTAGTCTTGAAAGCTTTGGTCAATTCTTAATTGTAGGGTTGATTGCAATTATTATTGCTAGTATTGTTAACATTTTTGTAGGCAGTAGTGTAATGACTACTGTAATCAGTGCTATTGCTGTTCTAATCTTTTTAGGATTAACTGCTTATGATACTCAGCGTATACGTGAAATGATTAGTTACGACAATTATGGTAATGCTGAAATTACAGGAGCATTGACTTTATATCTAAATTTCATTAATATATTCCTTAACTTACTACAACTTTTCGGAAACAGAAACGAATGAGAAATTATTGGACTTGCTCAAAATTTGCAGACTGGATCCGCGGCACTACCAAACTAAAGTGCGGTACCGGCAAAGAATGGCGTGAATGGGAAGAAGCTGCTAAAGCCAAATATCCAATCCGTTGGTGGATTGCCGAAGAAGGCTTAGATAAAATCCAGAATGTTTGGTGCTGGATTCCAGATCGTATAAACGATGTACGCTACTACATCAATAATCGTTGGGTAACTCGAACTCACGCACTAAAAGCTCATCCTCGTGATATTCCCCGTGGCGAATGGCGTGACGTAGGTAATCGTTTCTTACCTTGCTTAATGAACGAACTTGTAGACTTTATAGAAATTGAGCAAGCTTGGGTGTATTGTGTTTGGGATGATGAGGCACGTAAAAAATATGATTACCCTTGGTGGCGTCGTTGGTATCGTCAGTGGCGCTGCCCTGAAGCAGGTATTGCTTATCTAGAATGGGCTTCAAATTTGACTAACAAAGACTTCATAGAAGAAGGCGAAGAAGAGGTTCCTACTTATCAAGCCAAGGCTGCTCGAGAAATTCTAGAGCTTTATACTTGGTGGAAGGAAGTTTACCCAAATCGTCCAGATCCATACGATGCCAGCGGTTGGAGTGCTTACTGCGAAATGCGCCGTGAAAAAGGCTACCATCTCTTAGATATGGAAGACAGGACCGAAGAAGAAGCAGACATTCGTGATAAGGCTCTAGCCAAAAGCAACGAAATTGAGAAAGCGTACAACGACGAAGATGAAGCTATGATGATTCGCCTTATTAAGATTCGTGAAAGTCTTTGGACCTAATAAATAACAAACAAAGGAGAACGCTATGAAATTGATCACAGCCCTAATTCTTGCTACTGCGATGTCTGTTGCTGTAGCAGGCGAAGAAAAGAACGTCAAAGTTGATGGTAAGACTTATGAAGTTCGTGTACCAAAGTCAGCCAAAATTGACTGCAAGGATGCTAAGAACGCAGATAAAACTGAGTGCAAAAAGCAGCCTAAAGAAATGCCAAAAATTGAAAAGCCAGTTGTAAAGGCTCCAAAAGACGAACCAAAAAAGAAGTAATTTTACTAACACGACCCGGACCTCTGATGCATAGCTCACGTTCGGGTTTTCTATAAGAATCAAAATGAACGAATACAGCGCCGTAATATCTGCTATTAATTTTGTTAATAGTGCTTTTTTATTAACTCTTGGACTAATCATAATAGTTGCTGGATTGTTAATTGTTAACAATTTAATAATGAGGTTTTACATTTCAATGGGTATTGCTAAATGGTTACGTACTACCATCATGAATCCCGCAGAACCTCCAAAGGAACCAGTTGACAAAAAAGAGCCAACTGTGTTATAATTAATCATTATTAACACACAGGAGTAAGTTGTGGCTAAAGTCAAATCCAAAAAAGTTGTTGTTAAATCTGTAAGTTCTAAGTCCAAAAAAGATCTTAGCCCAGATTGGGAAGGTAGCGAAAATTGGGACATAGATAAGTTCTATGCTCATTTTCATAATAGCTCGCTGTACTACAGATCCGAATACGGCGGTAAAGAACTTAAACCACAAGTTATTAAATGGTTAACGCAAAAAGGCGTGGACAAAAGCATTATATCGTCGTTTAAGCGTATTAAAGACTGGCGTAGTCATCTTACCATGGGTACTATTGCTTCGTGTTTGCTGAAGGGTATGCCTGAACAGCGAGCCGATTTTAACAGCGGTAGAAATACAGCAGAATGGTTGTTAGCAGAAGTTAACAAAGTTATAGCCGAAGGAAGACTGGATGCCGAAGAAGTAACAGATGATGTTGCTAAATCTGCAATTGTACAACCCAATATTCAAGATCGACTGCGTGAAGTAGCTATGTCAATGACAGAAGACATCGAAACAGCTATCGAAAATTGGCAGGAAGATCCTGAAACTTTTGATCCAAAGGCTTTTAAAGTTCTTAACTTGCTCAAAGGTAAAGATGCCAAGGCTGCTCACGCACGTATTATCCGTGATTGGTATGCTGGTAATCTTGCAGAGTTAGAAGAATTGGCTGGTGGGCAAGCTGACGAACAATTACGTGAAGCTTACAGTCATCGTAGTAAAAAACAAATTCGAAAATTAATTGACTTTTACACTGAAGTCAACTCGGCTTGCAATATGTTAATGCAAGAAAGTAAAATAAATCGTAAACCACGTGCTAAAAAAGTAGTTCCTGCGGACAAAATTGTTGCTAAACTCAAGTATAAGAAAACCGACGAACCCTTAAAACTTGTATCTATTAATCCAGCAGATATTCTGGGTGCTAAAGAACTTTGGGTATATAACACTAAAAGTCGTAAATTAGGCAAATATGTTGCAGATAGTTACCAAGAACTTGGTGTTAAAGGTGCAAGTATTACTGGGTTCAGCGAATCAGATAGTGTTTGTAAGACATTACGTAAACCAGTAGAACAGCTAAAAGAGTTTAAATCTGCAGGAAAAGTAGCGTTACGCAAGTTCTTAGAAGACATTAAAGCAACTGACACTAAAATGAACGGTAGAATTAACGAAGAAACTATTTTACTTAAAGTGCAATAGTAAGTAAGGGTCATAGATAAATACTCAAAAGAGAGTATTTTCTATGGCCTTAAATGTTTATGAACCCTTAAAATTTCGTAGTCAAGGTATTGAGGATCTAGCAACTCAAACCACCTTGATGATTACTAATGGTAAAATTACTGTCAGTAATGTCGAAGGAACTGCATCTGTTAAAATAGTAGCTAATAGTTTTGCTGAATTAGAAAACAAAGGTTTCAGTTGGTCTGATGGTAGAAAAACCAAAGGGTTATTATATAAAAAAGAAAGTCTTTATTCAGATTTATCCATTGATCTTAACGAAGATCAAGATTACAAAATTTCAAATACTACTGTCCTTTCCTTATACGAGCTAGGACACAGTGTATCTAAAAGTAATTTAAAAACTGTAGGTACATTAAAAAGCTTAAAAGTTTCTGGAAGTGGAGAATTTGGAGATTTCTTCTACATTAGCAGCGATCAAAATAAAATAGGTATTAATAATGATAATCCTACATTAGCTCTAAGTGTAAGAGAAAACAGAGTAGATTTAGGAATAGGCAGTTTAAAATCAGAAACAGGTACTATAGGAACACTTACAAGTAGCAATTTAGAAATTATTACTGATGGTAAATCTAGAATAACTGTATATCGTAATGGAACTGTACATGTTCATGGAAAACTAATTGCAGATGAAATCAATACTGAAAAATCTACTGCTTTAGTATTTAAAGAATCAGAGTCTAGTAGCAATTACGGAAAAGGAATCATATGGGCAGGATTGCGCGGTCCTAGTAAACAAATTGTGTTACATGGCAGTCCTGAAAGATTTTACTCTACCGAGTCTATCGATCTTCAATTAGAAAGATCTTATATGATAGATAATAAAATTGTACTAAACAAAGATACACTTGGACCAAGTGTAACAAAAAGTTCATTAACATCACTTGGTGTTTTAAAAGATTTACAAGTTGCCGGCGATGCAGCAGTGGCTAGAAGATTTAGTACAAGTCAAATAGAAATTGGTAAATTTATTGTTGATGAAAATCAACTTACTTACGAAAAAAGATTTACAATTAAAAATTCTGAAGTGGTTGATTTAGAAATTTCAGATGAAATTGTTATTGGAAATCATGAAAACTCATCAAGGCCTGTATCTTTATATGGAAATGTATCGATTGGTATTTCTTCTCCGCAGTCAGGAGTTAAATTAACTGTCGATGGACCTATTAGTTTTCAAAGAAAAAAATTCGAAACTGGTAATAGTATTCCTATTAGCGGTTCGTACAATAAAGGAGACATCATTTGGAATGATGATCCTAAACCAACTAGCTTTATTGGTTGGGTCTGTATTACTCCTGGAACTCCTGGAATTTGGGCGCCATTCGGTGCAATATCAAGAACATAAAAATTGAAAATTTGGGTCATTGGTAATGGGCAAAGTCGAATTGATTTTGCCCTAAATCAAATTAAACATCATACTATTGGTTGTAATGCCGTGCATCGAGATCACACTTGCGATGAATATGTCGCTGTGGATAGAAGAATGGTAGAAGAAATTCTAAAGAATGAAGCTAACATCGGTAAACCGATATACACCAGAGACGATTGGTCTGATCATTATAAATCAAATCCTCAAGTAAAATTTTTACCATCTCTACCCTTTACTGGAGTCAATAAAGTAGATCAAGCATTTCACTGGAATAGTGGTCCGTATTCTGTTTTAGTAGCGGCATTAAAAAATCCTAAACAAATTTATCTTTTAGGGTTTGATTTATGGAGTAAAACTAGTTTTATAAACAATGTTTATAAAGGAACAGCTAACTATGCAGGACCACATGATAGAAAAGTAAACCCAGATTTTTGGATACACCAATTAAATAAATTATTCAATCATTTTTCCGAAATAGAATTCATACAATTGCAACCAGAAAATTGGAGAATTCCAGAACAGTGGAAAACAATTAAGAACTTGACAATACAAAAATTATAAGTATAATATATTCACACAGCGGCCTTTACGGCATTCATCCCGCTTTACAAATTCTGCAAGCCTATGCTAAAATTTAACATAGGAGAATAGCATGACACCAGTAGTTTACAAATACACATCGACCAAAGAGTACCATGATGCATTTCCATGTGCATATCGTCAATGGAGAGCTGACAGCCATTGCAATCTAATTCACGGCTATAGTTTTAGTATGAAGTTTTATTTTGGTACTGATCATCTAGATGTTCGTAATTGGGCAGCTGATTACGGAGGATTAAAAGAACTTAAAAAAATCTTAGAAGATCAATTTGATCATACATTACTTGTAGCACAAGATGATCCAGAATTAGAAACATTTAAGTTACTACAAGAAAAGAAAATGGCTAAACTAACTATTCTACCAAGATTAGGATGTGAAGGATTAGCTGATATGCTGTACAAATATGTAAATGGTGTTTACATTCCGGATATGTGGGGACCTGGAGAAGCCGAAAGACTTTGGTGCTATCGTGTTGAAGTGCGAGAAACACAATCGAATATGGCTTTTAGAGAAGGTCATCGCGATTGGAATGAGGATTTATTTGCGTGATCAAAATACGAAATTTTGAAATAGGCAAAGGACAACCATTAACGGTTATTGCCGGGCCTTGCCAAATTGAATCATTGGCTCATGCTAGAATGATTGCTAGCGAAATAAAAGAAATTACATATCAACTTGGTATGAATTTCATTTATAAAAGTAGCTATGATAAAGCCAATCGAACTAGCATTAGCACAAAACGTGGATTAGGTATTGATGAAGGCTTGGACATATTAAATACTGTAAAACACGAAATAGATGTTCCAATTTTAACAGACATTCATCATCCTGAACATGCACAATACTGTGTAGAAGCACAAGTTGATGTGTTACAAATTCCAGCGTTTCTTTCCAGACAGACAGATTTATTATTAGCTGCGGGGCAAACAGGGCTTGTGGTTAATATAAAGAAAGGCCAGTTTATGGCACCTGGTGATGCTGCCAAGGCTGCTGAAAAGATTGCCAGTACTGGCAATCATAAAATCATGTTATGTGAAAGAGGAGTAACACATGGATACAATAATCTTGTGGTTGACATGCGTAGTTTACCTATTATGGAACGTTCTGGTTATCCCGTGGTATTTGATTGTACTCACAGTGTCCAACAGCCTGGAGGAATGGGAGCAAGCTCAGGCGGAGACAGAACAATGGTCCCTTACTTGGCGAGAGCGGCTGTAGCAACAGGATGTGTTAATGCAGTTTTTATAGAAACACACGAAACTCCGGACACTGCTCCTAGTGATGGTCCTAATATGATTCCTTTACATGACTTAAAAAGCTTGTTAGAAAGTATCAATCGTGTTTATGAGGCAGTAAATGGATAAATGGGTAGTTTGTTTAAAACACGGTACCAAATATAGTTCAGAATATGTAAACAAACTATATAACATGGTTAAAAGAAACAGTTCTGTTGACTTTAACTTTGCTTGTATTACTGAAAATTCTCAAGGACTAAACAGTAAAATTAAAGTCATTCCTGTTCCTCTTCACATTAATTTGTCAGGGTGGTGGTATAAAACATGGGTGTTTAGTAACGAAATACCAATATCCGGTACTATACTTTTTCTTGATTTAGATATGGTAATTATTAGTTCTATAGACGACTTATGGAACTATAATAAGAATCATTTTTGCATAATAAGAGATTTTAATCGTAGTACTGTAAAAAATTGGAATAAATTTAACAGCTCTATATTCAGATTAGAAAAAGGTAGTCACTCGTATGTTTGGGAAAATTTCCTAAAAGAAAAAGATGTTGTGAAGAAAATGCATGGTGATCAGGATTGGATCTTTAGTCAGATTAAAAGAGATTTTTCTTTTTGGCCGGACCAATGGATACAAAGCTATAAATGGGAAGTTAGAGATAGAAAAGATATAGTTAAAATCGATAACAGGCGTATTTTTCGATCTGTAGAAAATCCAAAAATTAATGCTGGTACAAAAGTATTGGTTTTTCATGGTGATCCTAAACCTTCGGATGTTCAAGACCCAATTGTTGTTGACAACTGGCGTTAAACAGTTTATAATTATATCATGATAAAACGCATTGGTTTCGCATGTAAATGGATTGATCATCCTGTTCAAGTAGCTGGTATCAAGCCTAAAGACGATTGCAAAAAATACAACACAGGTGCTACCACTGTGGCTTGGCTTAATCGTCAAACAAAAGAAGTAGCAGAACAAAAACTATGGGACCTTATGGTCCAAAATATTGAAGCAACTAGATTACTCGTTGAACGAGTGGGGGATTTAAATGAACGACTTAGAATGGTTCGTATCAGTTCTGACATTTTACCAGTATACACTGAGCGGACTTGGAGTTATTTTTGGCGTCGCAATGACGTTAGGACTTACTGTGAACAACAGTTTAGGAAAGTGGGTGAGTTGGCTCGTAGCCGTGATGTGCGTTTATCTTTTCATCCAGGCCAATTTTGCGTACTGGCAAGCAATGATCCAGATATTGTCACCCGCAGCATTGACGAGTTCGAATACCATGTAGATATGGCTCGTTGGATGGGCTATGGTAAAACATTTCAAGACTTTAAAATTAATGTACATATAGCCGGTAGACAAGGCCCTGACGGTATTCGTGCTGCCTATCAGCGTCTTAGCCCCGAAGCACGTAACACACTGACAATTGAAAACGAAGAAATTAGTTATGGACTTGACGACTGCTTACTTATTAGTGACCTTGTGCCTATTGTGTTGGACATACACCACCACTGGGTCCGTGAAGGGGAGTATATACTTCCTGGCGATAGTAGGATTCGACGTGTTATTGACAGTTGGCGCGGGAGGCGTCCTGTGTGCCATTATTCTGTTAGCCGTGAAGATGTTTTACCTGGGCATTGTGTAAATACCTTGCCCGATCATTCCATGCTATTAGAGTCAGGGCATAAGAAACAAAAGCTAAGAGCACACAGTGACTTTTATTGGAACACTGCGGTTAATGATTGGGCGTTGACCCATAATGATTGGGCTGACCTTATGTGCGAATCAAAAGCCAAAAACTTAGCAAGTTTTGCTTTGTATGAACATAGTGTAAAATAAAAGGGCTCCGAAGAGCCCTTTTTTATTCTGCCTTAGGTTTACGTCCTCTTGGCTTTTTAACTTTTTCTACAACTTCTTTTACTTCTTCTACAACTTCATCTGTAACTGCTTTAACTTTTTTCTTAGTCTTTTTAACTGCTTCTTTAGCATCTTCAAAATTTACTTTACCATCACCATTAACATCTAATACGTTAGAAATTGTAGGCTGAATTGGAATACTTTCATGTCCAATACCATCTACTTTGGTAGTAGATGTCGGAGGTTCGACTTTATAAGGTGCTTGAGTAGCAGCATCTAAAGGATGACGTCCATTATCATCTTCTTTGTTAAGAACACGATAACCAACATATACCATAGCAGCTATTAATCCGACAGCAATAATGATTTCCATATAGATCTCCTTGTACAGTATTTAGTGCGTATTTTTAAAATTAAAATTAAAATCGATTAATAGGCAAAGTACTGCTAGCCGGCATATCCCAAATTAGCCTACGCTCTACACCTTTTTTTTGAGCAAATCTTTTACTATCGCAGTTTGGGCAACAATGAAAATAATTATTACTTAATCGTTTAGAACTCATATTTCCTTTAGGTCTATAAAATATCTCGCCACAATTATCGCATTGAAACATTACATTAGTTTTAATACGTGTGTAATAATGTTGTTTCCCTAGTTTACTAAATCGACTGTGCGTTTCTTCAACTTTTTCTTCTTTGATAAACATACTTTTATTTACATTCAGATTATAAAATCCTTTGATAAATATTTAATAGAGAGGATTTTATGCTTACTATTTCTGAATCTGCGGCAAGTAAAATTAAAGAAGTATGCGAAGAAGAAGGAAACCCTGACTTAAAATTAAGAATGTTTGTACAAGGTGGCGGATGTTCTGGTTTTCAGTATGGATTTACCTTAGATGAAGACAAAAATGAAGATGATTTTTTAATAGAGGCATATGGTATAAAAGTACTAGTAGACTCAATTAGTTTTCAATATGTACAAGGTGCAGAAGTAGATTATAAAGAAGATATTCAAGGCTCTTCGTTTATAATAAAAAACCCGAATGCTGAAACAACTTGTGGATGCGGATCAAGTTTTTCACCCTCAGAATATTACTAAGGATTGTAAATGGCTAGAAGAATTATTGACATTGGCGTTGTAGGTAACGACGGGACTGGAGACAGTATCCGAGAATCGTTTAGAAAAGTTAACGAAAATTTTAGAGATTTATATGCAGTCTTTGGCTTAGGCGATTTTATAAAAAGCACAGACTTAGACGATTTCCCTTCAACATATGAAGCTCAACAAGTATTCGTAGTTAACGATGCTGGAGATAATGTACTAGCAAAAACATTAGTTGCTGGTCCAGGTATCGGAATTATTCAAACTGATACAACTCTTACCGTCGAAAGTACTTCCTCAGAACTAAGTTCTGATATTAGTCCTAGTCTTGGTGCACCATTATACGGCAACGGATTTGCTATTGGTAAAGTAGCAGACCCTAGTACAGCAGTCATTAATCAATTTAATACTACTCATAATCTTGAAGGTAGTACTGCAATTTTAGAAGACGATTTCGTCACAGACAAAGGATACAACGATAGAAGATATCAACAAAAATCCCTCAATGGTGTAGGAAAACCTCAGAGAGCAAGAGCAGAACCACTTAATCCAGAATCAACTTATACACTAGCTGGTTGGGAAACCATTAGTGCATATGGTCCAGGGCTTGCTAAAATTGTTAGTCATGGGTTCAATGCAGGCAGCGACGGATTAAAAATTAGATATAACACTACAGGAACTCCTGCTACTGGTCTAGCTAACGGTAATTTTTATTATATTAGGTATGTCGACGGAGACCATTTAAGTCTTCATCCAACTGAATTAGAAGCTAGAGCAAATACAAATAAAATTATAATACCTGATGGCTCTGGATCTGGTACTCAAACTTTCACTGATGTATCATTTAATGAGTTCTTAGAAGGTAATTGGTTAAGCGACGAAATTTTACCTAGACAGTCAGTTGTACGTCGTCAAGGCGACACAATGACTGGAGCATTAACTTTACACGATCATCCTGGACAGTTACAGGGCTTTGGAACTCCTAATGCTGGCGACGATTTACAAGCAGCTACAAAATATTATGTAGATAATTCTAGTCACAAAAGTCCTACTAATTTATTTGTTTCAACAATCGGAGATGATTTACAACGTAAAACTCCTTCTGGTAGTGAAGGACGCAGTTATTCATACGCCTATGCTACAGTAGGAGCAGCATGTTTAAGAGCTCAACAATTATTAGAAATAGCTAATCAAGAATTAGGAAATTATACACAAACTATTTCTTATACAATTGGTAATACATTATATAATAGTAATATTACTGCTGGATCATATGAAATCGTTAACTCTACAGGATATAACGATACAGTTGCACATATTTTAGAAAATAAATTCTTTATTCAAGAAGAAGTTATTGCTTATATAGATTATTTGATAGAAAATGAACAAACTGTAACATTAGCTGGATACGGTGACGTAAATTTTGAAGATTTTGTTTACAATAAAGACTTATGTAAAAGAGATTTAGGATTAATTATAGAAGGACTATGTATTGATTTACTCACAGGCGGAACATATCAAACAATCTGGGCAGGAAAATCATATTATAGAAACGCTAGTGCATTACAAGCTAGAGGCAGACAATTAGGTCAAACATTAGTTGCATTAGAAAAATTACAGGAATTGTTACAATTAGCGTTAGATAATTCTGCTCCGGGCACATATTACAATGATACAGTAATCTTTACTCCTTACGGGTCAACTCCTGCTGAATTTGGTGTTACTGATGATATTGTATTAACTCGTTATGTAACATTGATAAACATTATTAAAAACGGATATGAAGGAATCGCTGCTGCAACTTTTGGTAATGGTATTTATAGATTCGAATTTAGTAATGGTTCAGTTGGTTATGTAGATCAAGGGGATCCTACTAACACAGATATTATTGCAGGAAAATTAGTAAGAGGAAAAACTAGCGGCGCAGTAGGAAAAATCTTTAGATATGAAAGAAATTCTACTCCAGGTAATGATAGAATTAGTCTTCAATTATTAAAACCAATTAATTTTATAGAAGAAGAAGAATTAGAATACGGAGAATCAATAAAAGATTTAAACATCACTATACATGTAGAAAGCGGTGTTTATTTTGAAGATTATCCTATTAGACTTCCTGAAAATGTTTCTATTAAAGGAGATGAATTTAGACGTGTTCTAATTCGTCCAATTAATCGTACAAGTCAAAGTCCATGGGCAAATACTTTTTTTAGAAGAGACTCTGTATTCGATGGATTAAGATTAACCGATTTCATTGGTTCCCCCAATCCTGTTAACAACGCACCAGCTGGAGTGAAGGCATATACAGGTTCAGGATTAGCGACTGCTGGAAGTTTTGTTGTAGGTGCAACATATATCATTGATGAAGTCGGAACTACAAACTGGACATTGATTGGAGCACCATCAGGTTATGCTAGTGGTACAGAATTTATCACAACAGGTGCGGGATCAGGTACAGGTACTGCCTTTAGACCTTCTAATACAACAGGAACAATTAATGTTTCGTTAGGTACTGGAGTAGCAGATCCTTCGTGGATAGGTCAAATATGGGGCGGTAATGGCGGAGAAGGTGTAATTAAAGCCATTAATTTAGGTAACATGACTGTCGAACTGCACGATGACTTAGTCGAGTTAACTGCTATTCCAGCTACAGAATGGTACATTTATGAAACAACAGAATTTGGTTATCATTATCTTAGAGACCCTGCACAAGATATAAATGTTGGGCCGAGCTTTGCTAACCCCGGAGAATATGATTCTGCTGCTGATACAATTGAAGGTAATAAACCAATAATTGCTAATGCAGTAACAATTTACACATCTGGATTAGGACCAGCATTAACGTCTACTGAAATTGAAAAAAGTGAAAGAGATATAGGCTATATCATCGATGCAATTGTTAAAGATTTACGATTAGGAGGAAAAGAATATAGTTTAGAGCAACAAGGAAAATTTGTTGGTGTAACATTAACTGCTAGCTGTATTGCTGGAATGAATTATATATCGACATATATTAACACTTACATAATTCCTTCTGAAAGTAATACTGTTAAAATAGTAATTAATAATTTAATTTCTACTATAACATTTGCATTTGATCCTTCTTTTAATCCTCCAAAAAATAATAAAGAGATGGATGTATTCTTATGTAATGATGCTACAATTTTAAGAAATATTACATGTCAAGGCCATGGAGGATTTATGATGGTACTTGATCCAGCAGGACAGATTCTAAGTAGATCACCATATGCTCAAACATGTACAAGCGTAAGCGGTAGTAGTAATCGACAAAGGTTTGCTGGTGGCCAATTTATCGACGGCTTTACTGGAAGAACTAGAGCAACTATTGATAGCTTCTATGTAACTAGTGGGGTTCAAGTTTTGAATTTAACTGGTACAGATTTACAAAGACGACAATTACAAACACCTACAAGTTTTTATATTAATGATGTTAGATTTCAAATTGATAGTGTATCATCATACGATCCAGGAACAGGAAATACCGCTGTACTTTTAAATCCTACTACTCCTTGGACTACTAATGATCCTGGAACAGAAGCTATCTTTTACGGAGAAATACAAAATGGTTCTGGCGGACCTGGTTATACTTTAATTGTATCAGACATAATTAGAGGAACGCTGTTGACTGGAGCGACGATCACCGGCCCTGGAATATCAACTCCTACAACTATTGTAACTCAATTATCTGGAAGTACAGGTGGTATAGGATCTTATACTGTAAGTAGCAGCGCACCACAACTAATTCCAATCGAGACTAAAATCACT